TGGCACGTGTCAATGATTTAAAGGCAAACGGATACGTGAACGTTCCACGATTCCAGAAAGTAAAAACATTTGAGGTAGAACAATGAAAACTGAAATCTACAATACACTACGTCGACACCTGCAATCTTCTGTTGAGAAGCATGCAATGAATGTTCGAATTATGATGAACAATCCAATGGCGATTCATGAGCATACTGATTTCATGACTGCAGTTGAGTTGGAGCTTGGGTATATCGCCGAGTATCAAGACAAACTCGAAGCGCTTGAATGTGTAATGAAGGGTTGATATGAGTGAAGTAAATCTAGTGGGGCTTACAAAGCCTAGTGCGTATACAGGATGTTCAACGGCTAACGAACTCGTGGCGTGGGCAGCAAGGGTATCCAATCCTTCTAACCAAAACAACACAGCAACAGCACCCAAGCTGGTTCAGTATCTTATCAAGAACAAGCACTGGTCGCCTCTGGAGATGATCCATGTCTCAATGGAAATCAAAACAACACGAGATATCGCTCGTCAAATTCTGCGACATCGTTCTTTCTCATTCCAAGAATACTCTCAGCGTTACGCCGATCCAACGAAGGATCTTGGCTTTGTTAAGCGAGAAGCCCGACTTCAAGATAAAACCAATCGGCAGAACTCGATCGAAGCTGACAACAAGCTACTACAAGAACATTGGAACATCAGACAAGCCAGAGTAATAGGCGAAGCTCGGTATGCTTATGACTGGGCGATTGAAAACGGTATTGCCAAGGAACAGGCTCGTGCAGTTCTTCCGGAGGGTAATACTGAGTCAGTGATGATTGTGACAGGGACACTTCGTTCATGGGTTCACTATTGTGAACTTCGTATGGATAAGGCTACTCAGAAAGAACATCGCATCATCGCTGAACAGTGCTGGGATATTATCAGCCATCACTTCCCTGATGTTAAGAAAGCTCTAGACGATATGGCAGCTCAGGCAGAGTTTGAAAGAAAGCTCCCGTGAGCACAGATATATAAAGCTACAGTTAGGAAAGATAAAAAATGATTCAAGTAACAAAACGCAATGGACAAAAAGAGGAACTTGACCTCGATAAGTTCCATCGCGTTACCAACTTTGCCTGTGAGGGGCTTTCGGGCGTCTCATCTTCACTGCTCGAGATGAAGACCCATATTCAGTTTTATAATGGAATCAAGTCTACTGACATTCAAGAAACGCTTATCAAAGCTGCAGCAGACCTTATCTCAGAAGAAACTCCTAACTACCAATATGTGGCTGGTCGACTAATCAACTATCACCTCCGCAAGGAAGTATATGGTAAGTACGAGCCTGATTGGTTGAACGCACATTACCTTAAAGTAATGATTCAAGGATATTATGACCCAGAATTGGGATTATCTTATACAAGTGGTGAGTGGGACGAACTCAACAAGTACATTGATCATACCCGCGATGACCTTCTGACCTATGCAGCCATGGAGCAGTTCCGTGGTAAGTATCTAATCCGCAATCGTGTGACTAACAAGTTCTATGAAACTCCGCAGATGGCTTTCATGCTGATCGCCATGACTCTTTTCCAAAACTATAAGACAGACCGACTAAAGTGGGTCAAGGAACTTTATGATGCTCTATCTACTTTTGATATTTCTCTTCCCACCCCTATTATGGCTGGTGTACGGTCTCCTCAACGTCAGTTCAGCTCGTGTGTCCTTATTGAGACCGATGACTCTCTGGATTCAATCAACGCTACTGCTTCCGCTATTGTCAAGTACGTTAGTCAGAAAGCTGGAATCGGTATTGGTGGTGGCTCTATTAGGGCTATTGGCAGTCCCATTCGTAATGGGGATGCTTCTCATACTGGAGTTGTTCCTTTTTATAAGCATTTTCAAACTGCTGTCAAATCGTGCTCCCAAGGGGGCGTCCGTGGAGGAGCGGCTACGCTCTATTACCCCATCTGGCACCTCGAAGTCGAGGACCTTCTAGTCCTCAAGAACAACAAAGGCACTGAGGACAATCGTATTCGTCATTTGGACTACGGAGTCCAGTTTAATAAGGTAATGTATGAAAGACTTCTTTCTGGAGGTAATATCACCCTCTTCTCGCCTCATGATTGCCCGGATCTGTACCGAGCGTTCTTTTCAGACGTTGATGAGTTCCGTACGCTCTACGAAAAGTACGAGCGCTCCACCAAAATCAGAAAAAAGACCATCCCTGCGATTGATCTCTTCTCAACCTTTGTCCAAGAACGAAAAGACACAGGTCGAATCTATCTGATGAATGTCGACCATGCCAACGAGCATGGATCCTTCACAACAGCAGCGCCGATCAAGATGAGCAATCTCTGCTGTGAGATTACACTTCCAACAACACCACTAAAGGACATTCATGATGAAGACGGAGAGATTTCACTCTGTACACTTGCGGCCATCAACTGGGGCAAGATCAAGAAGCCAAGTGACTTTGAGAAGCCGTGTACGCTCGCCGTTAGAGCACTCGACGCGCTCCTCGATTACCAAAGTTACCCGGTTCGAGCTGCCCAACTGGGCACTATGGCTCGCCGTCCTCTTGGAGTTGGCATTATTAACTTCGCCTATTGGTTGGCTAAGAATGATAGCAATTATTCCAATCCTAACCTTGATCTGGTTCATGAGTACGCCGAAGCTTGGTCGTACTACCTAATCAAGGCATCTGTTGATCTTGCAGAAGAAGTAGGGCAGTGTGGCAAATGGTATGAGACTAAGTATAGCGAAGGTCTAATGCCTATTGACACATACAAGAAAGAAGTTGACGAGCTCGTAAATCCAGAATACAGAATGGATTGGAATGATCTTCGTGAACGAGCAGCCGAGAAAGGCATTCGCAACTCGACTCTGATGGCTCTTATGCCTGCCGAGACATCTGCTCAGATCAGTAACTCGACTAATGGAATTGAACCACCACGTGCTCTTGTATCGATCAAGCAGTCAAAGGATGGCGTGCTCAAGCAGGTTGTTCCTGGCATACAGAAGCTAAAGAATAAATACGAACTACTATGGGATCAGAAGACACCGGAAGGCTATCTGAAGATCATGGCAGTACTACAGAAGTTTATTGATCAAGCGATCTCGGTAAACACCTCTTACAATCCTCGTCACTATGAGGATGAGAAGATCCCGATGTCAGAGATGATTAAACACATTCTTATGCATTACAAGTACGGTGGTAAGACTCTGTACTACTTCAACACCTTTGATGGTGCTGGTGAAATTGAAGAACTCAACCCACTAGCACAAGGGCAACTAGATGATGAGGATTGTGACTCTTGTAAAATTTAACAGGAGTATTCGATGGCTAAATCGATTTCAGCAAAGCAACTTCATACCAAAATTGTAACAGGAACTTCACAGGACACGAGACGCCCGAAGTTCTCTTCGATGAATAAGCACAAGAAGAGAACCTTCAAGGCGTATCGTGGACAGGGTCGCTAATAAGGATATATCATGGATTACGTTACATTGAACACCGACTACTGGGAAGATGCTGGAAAGAAGTATCGTCTCATATCCCTACACAGACGGGAAGGCAGCACTGCTACAGAACTCGTGCTCGAGCACGAGGGTGTGCAGAGCAGTCGTGTGGTGGCCTATCATCAAGTCGAGTTTGTCGAGGAAGAGACTAGTTGATCGATCTTATTCTGAAAGAGAGTAAGTTTAACAGCGATCCATACTGGGTCACGCCTCTTCGCATGAAGGGTCCGTATCCCTACGTCACGTCTGATCTATTCGACCAAGGTGGTTACGACCTTTCCCCTGTCGAAAGAATGTATGCAGATCGGAATGACCACTCGGTTGTAGTCCACAAGCCTCACAGAGTAGCAATACGACAGACATGGTTCGAGCAGCCCTACAAGAACGAAGGGGCTGTTCTGAATCATGCCCTTCTGTTTGAGCGTAAGGGGTATAAAGGCCCCGCTCGAGAACAGTTAGAAACCTGGGCAAAAACCTATCCAGCGTATCATAAACTGCTAAATATCAAACCCAAATGGGGCCTTGATTTTTCCATGGACTATTACGATTCGGACGGCAATACCTTTGAGGTGTTGCACTGGGAATATGACGGCTTCAATCACGACGAAATCAACGAAGCAAAACACAGTGTTGAACCCATTCTATTATCGATAGACTGGGACGATGCTGCCAAAGAGATATTGAAACGGAAAGACGAGTGGTATTCGCTTGACTTTTTCCAACAATCAGAGTATAAGTGTAATTACTTCGGCATATCTAAAGAACGATATAAGATGGTAGTATGGGAATAGAGGTAACAGTTAATGAGTGAGTCAGACGACTATAAGCGTGGATGGCAACGTGGATGGAATGACGGGTTTAATGCCGCCAAAAATTATTCGCCAATGCCCGTATACCCAGCCCAAGCACCGATTGGTCAGGCTTCAATTAGATGTTCTAAGTGTGATAAAGTTTATCTGCCGCAGTCTTGTTGTCCACAAGCTGGTTGCCCAATTCAACCCTATATGAGGAACAGTTAATGAGCGTATTCGCCAGCAATAAGGTCGAAAGTACAAGTCAGCCCTGCTTCTTTGGAGAGCCGGTAAACATCGCGCGCTATGATAAGCAGCGCTATCCTATATTCGAAAAACTTACAGATAAGCAACTGGGTTTCTTTTGGCGTCCGGAAGAGATCGATCTATCTCGTGACGGAAAAGACTTTAAAGGTCTAAGTGAGCATGAGCAACATATATTTACGTCAAATCTCAAAAGGCAAATACTTTTGGACTCTGTACAGGGCAGAGCTCCCTCCTTGGCTTTCCTCCCTATATGTTCGTTGCCTGAACTGGAAACCTGGATCCAGACTTGGGCATTCTTTGAGACTATTCATTCCCGTTCGTATACACATATTATACGAAACGTGTATAGTGACCCCTCGAAGGTTTTTGACGAGATGCTCGACATTCCTGAGATCCTAGACTGTGCAGAGGACATCTCTAAGTACTATGATGATCTGATTAAGTGGAACAACTTCGCATTCGATCCAGGTGAGTTCTACAATGAATATGAACACAAGAAGGCGCTGTGGCTGTGTCTCAATGCAGTCAATGCCCTTGAAGGAGTAAGATTCTATGTCTCGTTTGCGTGTAGCTGGGCTTTCGCCGAAGTTAAGAAGATGGAAGGTAACGCCAAGATCATCAAGCTCATCGCGCGGGACGAGAATGTTCATCTTGCCTCAACTCAGCAGCTCCTCAAAATTCTACCGAAAGAGGATGAAGACTTTGTTCGCATACAAGAAGAAACACGGGATGAGTGTATCAGTATGTTTTATCGAGTGGTCGAGCAAGAGAAAAGTTGGGCACATTACCTTTTCCAGGACGGCTCGATGATTGGTCTCAATGAGCAACTTCTTTGTGACTATGTAGACCACATTGCTGCAAAGCGTATGGGTGCAATCGGCCTCAATGGTAAGCCAGGTGCTAACCCTCTCCCATGGACAATGAAGTGGATCTCTGGATCTGACGTTCAGGTGGCTCCGCAGGAAACAGAAATCACTAGTTATATAAATGGTGGAGTGAAAAAAGATGTTGATGAAAACACATTTAAGGGATTCTCTCTATGAACGAATGGCACTGCTGCGAAAGCTGCGACTCCGAGTTTAAGGTTGTAACCATTGTAGACAACCCAGACAAGATACTTTTCTGCCCCTTCTGCTCCGAAGAGATTGAGCTAGAAGACGATGAGGAAGAAGAAGACACGTACTGGGAAGACGAGTAATTGAACCTATAAATATCTTTTTACAAGCGAGAAGATATCATGGTTTGGTTATTTGAGGGTAATGAGATAGAAGAGCTGCCAGAAGGCTGCGAAGCTTTTGTGTATCTTATCACCAATAAGACCAACGGCATGAAGTACGTAGGTAAGAAGCTAGCTAGGTTCAAGGTAACTAAGCAACCTCTCAAAGGCAAAACAAAGAAGAGACGTTCGACAAAGGAAAGCGATTGGCGCGATTACTGGGGTTCGAGCGACAGGCTTAAGGCCGATGTTGAACGTCTTGGTCCTGACAACTTCACTCGCGAAGTGTTGCACTTCTGCCCGAGTAAAGGAATTGCCAGCTACCTAGAAGCCAGAGAGCAGTTCGAGCGTAGAGTGCTCGAGACAGATGACTACTATAACGGTATCATCAACGTCCGCATTGGCGGATCCAACATCCTCAAAGAACATTTACGATCGATCAAATAAGGAACCATATGCGTTGTCTAAGATACTTGAACATAAACATCTTATAGTTCGTGCCGAGCTGAACGACCCACCCTACAATGCAACGGACATTAAAGAGTGGATGCGTGATCTTGTAGATCGTATTGGGATGAACATTCTGATGGGCCCTTATGCCGTGTATTCGGATATGGTAGGCAACCAAGGCCTTACTGCTGTAACGATCATAGAAACGTCTCACATCGCTATGCACGTATGGGATGAAGTTCAGCCTGCCATAATGCAACTGGACGTGTACACGTGTTCTACGCTGGATATAAACGATGTATTCGAGGCTATCAAAGAGTTTCAACCTACGAAGGTCGAATATAAGTACATTGACAGAGATCAATCGTTGACTTTATTGGACAAGGGTGTTATAAGCAAGTAATATGGGAAAGAAAGTGAGACTAATCAGTGGGTAAGAAAAGAACTCGTAAGACAGTGGTGTCAAAGGGCCAGCGCCGTAACATTGTAGCTGGTGTCAAGGAAGTCCGTCAAGGTCGCTCTGAGGGCGATGTGGCGATGAACAAGCGTAAGGCTTGGATCAAGGGTCAGAACCCTTGGGTAACTGTTCCTGGCACTCAGACAAACAAACGTTTCGTGCGTGTCAGAGCAAATGTTGTATGGGGTGATCCTAAGCGTAGGGCATCCGGCGGAATGTATGGGAGCAAAGAAGATGGCTAAACATATAGTTTTATACACAAAAGACAATTGCGGATACTGTGTAATGGCAAAGCAGCATCTGCAGTCGAAGAATCTCATGTACACTGAGATGAAAATAGGAGTAGATCTCTCACGCGATGAGTTTGTGAGTATCTTCCCTACAGTAAAGAGTATGCCTTTTATTATTATTGATGGAGAACAAGTTGGTGGATATGACAAGCTCACAGAATGGACAAGCCGACCAGAGCAACAATACCTGGCAGGCTGAATACATTAAGAATGCCTTACAGAATGGTGAACTTGATGTCAAGTTTATTAAGAAGGATGGCTCCGAGCGCACAATGCGCTGCACATTGAAGGCAGATCTTCTGCCCGAACAAACGGATCTGGAAGAACAGGTTCAGAAGAAGACCCCCAACCCCGATGTATTGAAGGTGTGGGATCTCGAGAAGAACGCATGGCGTTCGTTCCGCTTCGACTCTATTATTGGATTTAGTGAGAGCTCAAATGGTATCAGTTAATGACGAAGTCTCCGCCAAAGCAATGGGCGGAACCGAATTGATGGGAGCACGTCTGGAGTCGTCTATCGACCCAGACCTCCTTTCCAACTTCCAGATCATCCGTTCGAGGGTCCGGGACCTTGACGAGACAAAGGTAAGGATCCTTTGGCTCCATGACCTTCCTGATGATCCCGAGTCTGCTCACCTTGCAGATGGTGGATGGAAGAAGTTTCATCGCCTTGTGTTCGTATCGAACTGGCAGATGCAGGCATACATCGCAAAGTATGACATCCCATACTCTAAGTGTGTTGTCATGCATAATGCTATCACACCTATCGAGCCACACGAGAAGCCAAAGGACAAGATTTCTTTTGCCTATTGGTCTACTCCCCATCGTGGCTTGAACATCCTGGTTCCTGTGTTCCAGAAGCTGTGTGAGAAGTACGACAACATCGAGCTGAATGTATACTCTTCATTCAATCTCTATGGCTGGGCAGAGCGCGATGAGCCTTTCAAGCCATTGTTCGATGCGTGTGAAGCACATCCAAAGATCAATTACTTTGGAACGCTGCCTAATGACGAGCTTCGCGAAGAGCTCAAGAAGAATCACATTCTTGCATATCCATGTACATGGGTAGAGACTTCGTGTCTTGTTCTGATGGAAGCAATGTCTGCTGGTATGCTTTGTGTTCACCCGAACCTAGGTGCTCTGTATGAGACTGCTGCTAACTGGACATCGATGTATCAGTACAACGAAGAACCAAACGAGCATGCGGCATACTTCTACAAGTATCTCGAGGATGCGATTGAGTATCTCAACAACGAAGCTATCCAATCACGTGTAGATTCGCAAAAGGGCTACGCAGATGTGTTCTACAACTGGGACATTCGCAAGCAGCAGTGGGAAGCGCTATTGATGTCGCTCGTGAACGAGCCACGTGAGCTTCCGAAGGATGAGGGTCCAATGTTCTCATATAAAGTGGGTTGACCTTTTTGTCAAAATAATGTATAAGGGATTATACATTAAAGAGGAAACTATGCAGCCATTAGAAGAAAACAAACCCAAGCGGTCGATTCAATACTACGCAGAGCGTAAGGCGTCTGACCTTATCACCCTGTTCGAGTACAATCTAGATATCTTTATCTCCAACAAGCGGGCCAAGTTTTCTCCTATGGCTGTCCTCAAAGAGCGTAAGGCGAGCGCGTTTAGTGTTCAGAAGCTGCATGCCTTCTATGCAAAGATCAAAGACTCTGAGCAT